GGGTTACACCAATACTAAGTTTTTTACCAGTTTCAGACCAACGTTTCCCAGCCTCAACCATTTTTTTATTTATCTTGGTTAAAGGAGAGGTCAGCTTATCAAATAATTCTACTAATACACTTACGTTATATTGCTTCGCCATCTGTTTGTATTCCTAATTCAAAAGATTTCATCTTTAAATTTTTCTCTTGAATGTAATCAACTCCCTCTAACCAAAATAACAACTCATCTAATGGAGTATCCCAAAGATCAGGAAGAGAGATTTTAAAAGTAATTGCTATATCCCATATGACTCTCTTCCATTCTTCATATGGGAAATTCATTTTCCCTTTTCTTTTACTCCCATACTATCAGCTAACACATCAGATATATCCATTAAATCATTAAGATCCAATTCTTTTACTGTTTCTAATGGCAACTCAGCAACAGAAGCAATAAAAGGAATAAATTCTTTAGGAACTATATGATTTTTATTTTTCCCACCACCTTTACCAATAGGATTTACAATACAATCTGGAAGACTATCAAGATGTTTAGCCTTAAGCCTTCCTATTTTTATTTCATGCAAATCAATTACAGTCCCCTCATTTGTTTTATATGGTATAGGATGAGTTAAGGGAATAGTTTTTAATACATCACTATCACGCATTAACTATTCTCCTTGCTCTCTGTCCAAAATGACCCAATAAATTTAACTGGTACTTCTCCTTCACCACTGGTTATATTCATATTACATACACATGTGGCATTCTGCATAGTATAGACCTTACCACCTCCAGCTGCTCTATAGATAACAGTTCCATTACCATTGATACGAGCGAGAGAATCTAATGTTATATCATCTCTATCTGTTATTGTAAATTCAACAGAGCACTCTATGGGATTTTCTACAAATCCATGTATTCCATTTTCCCCCATAATTGGAGCTCGTTCGAATGGAGCTTGTCCAGATATACCAAGTCCATTCGCTTTAGCTCCTTTTTTAGTAAGCATTAACTGACTATTTACTAATACTTCTACTCTACCTGTAGGTTTCGGCATGTTTTACTCCTTATAAAATAAATTGAATCTTACCAGCTAACATCCTAAATTGATTTATTAAATTAGGGGCAAGCAGGACATTAACCCGGTTAGGATCAGTTGCATCTATTTCAACAATTAAATTATCAATAAACTGTTCTATATCATCAATCAATCCTTCTTCTTTTAATTCTGTAAATAAAGCTATGATTTCACCTTTAATTGTATTAGGTGTAACTACGTAAGAACCCGCCTGCACTGGATAACTATTTGAGGCAAGTTTAAATCTTGGTAAAATGAAACGAGTAGTCATCCTTGCTTTAAATTGAAAACGAATTTCAAGTAATGTGAATAGTGTTTGAATATCAAGATAACTTGGATCAGGGATACCAAGAGCATTAGTTTGATATGTTGTGATACTTCTTTCAATAAGTACATTTCCACTACCATCTACTATCCAAGTAGCTACTCCATCATATAGCAATACATTGCGTTCTGACTGAGTGAATCGACTTGACACCGGGGGCGGAAGAACATTATTTAATTTTAAATAATGTAATGGACGAGCCGGATCATCATTAAGATTATATGATGCAATTGCAGCCCATGCTGCTGCCCATTCCTCCGGTGGAGTAGGAGAGTCATACATCCCGATAAGAGTAGTATGTGGATTATTTCTTGTATTGCCATGAGTGCTGATACTCGCTAATGCTGCCTGATATCCATAATAGGCATGACCACCCTTATCTGCTAAAGGTTTAAATCTTTCATCCAATTCATCATCAACAGAATCTAAATTAGCTGTATCGTGATAAGGGTTAATGATATGATGAAATTGCTCTGCATCAATTATAGCCCACGCATCTCCTATATCCGGATTATTACTACCGCCAGCAAATGCAGAAATAGTAACACTATCACCAAAAAAAGTAGGATGACTTTGACCTTCATAATAATTAAATCTAACATCAAGATTATTACCACATTCACCTGTATTAACAGCGGACAATATCAAAGGCCCAGATGTAACAAAACTCGCATGAAATGGCAAATAAGAATTAGCATTAATTAATGTTTTGTATGCAGAATTAAGGTCTTGCACGGACCAGCCACTTGTAACTACTTGATACAATTTAGAGCCAGCACCTAACATATAGATTGTTTGATCTCCACCAGAACAAGATCCACCAGCATGAGAAAGCGCAACAGAAAAATGTATTCTGGCAGATGCTGTAGTACCAGCGGCATTATCACTTAAAACAATAGCATACAATTCAGTATTGGGGTTATTTGCTTTAAACATCCTACACATTCTGGCTAAAATAGAACCAGGGCCAAAATAACCATCGGCTATATTTTCTGAACTAATGGCATATAGAGTATCCTTTGCAGCATTTCCTTCACTCACCATTTGACCAGGGATTAAAACTTTGTGTGGATTATCAATCAATCCCTGTAATGCTCTACTATTATCTATTTCAGCTAATGCCCCGGGCGTCCTAATTGTATCGGGGATATTATTAAATTGTATCATTATCTAACACCATCCTTTCTTTTCTCTTCTTTTTTATTAGAAGTAATAATTAAAGATCCATCCTTTATTCGCCTTCTCCAATAAGTTCCATCAACTCCTGTTAATGCTATATGCATTCCTTCAATTGGTATTGGTACTTTAGTTCTTGGATCTCTAACCATTAAACCATCTTTAGGTTTAACAAAAATAACCATTTATAACCCTCCTCTATCTGGTATATTGTGATTCGTAAAAATTAAATCCCGAGCCAAAACCTTTATTTAATCCACCAGCACCGGGATCTACATTCATAATTATTACCTGTGAAAAGTCTGGAAAAATATCTGTTAATGGTAAATCAATATCTTGCTCTAATCTCTCAGATGGAGCTAAGATAGTCCATGCATATATTCTTTCAAATATCTGGGCTTCTTCTTCTTCATCTTCATCTATATCATTAACAATAATTTGAACATTTCTTTTATCATCTTCTAAATTCATTATCTTTGATGTATATTCAAATTCAAATTGATAATATAGATAAGCCCCATTAAAACCAACTAATTTTCCACCTCGATAATAGATTAGCGATTCGGCTTCTCTTAACTGCCATCCAAGCAAGGCTCTAAATAAATCATCTCTTACATCATATAATGCATCATAGGCAGCAATCCCCATTTTATCAGCATAAGCAACATCATTTCTAATCGCTACTACTACTCCAAATCTTTCAGTAAGTTCTTGATTTATATGATTATCATATTCATTCTGCCCTGCATCCTCTGTTAATGGAATAACAAAAGCCATCTCTTTTGTTAATGTATTATTGATAGCAGTAGTTAATTCTACTGCACCACCAATCATATTTCCGAAACGAGTATCAGCTAATCTAAGTTTTAAAACTATTTTGCCTAATTTCATTATATAACCTTCTTCACGGCATTCATTATTCTTTCTTCAACTACACTTTCCATCCATTTTTTAACGGGATTTAAAAATGGCCTCGCTTTCATTTTATCTGTTCCTTCTTCAAGATGCACTGCATAATTAGCAATTACTCCTTTTTCTTCGCTTCCTATTTCTATAGCTCCTCTTCTAATATCCAAAACGATACTATTTATAAGCCGCCCTTCATCAACAGCAGGGGCATAACCCGGAGCAGATGGCCAGTGGATTGCACCATTAGGTTTACGATAAAACCAATGTGCTTTTCCTGTATTCTGCATGGATCTTTTTATTCGTTCTTCAGCTTCCATGCCGAGTCTAATTAAAGCATTATGCATTTTAGCTTCTAATTCTAAATCACTCTTTCTAAACATCTCAAGAAGCTTATCAGATATTTTAACTTGTATATTAATATGATTCTGTTCCATACCCTGTCCCCTGTTCTTCAACTTCCTGAACACGTAATTTTATATATTCATCTCTGTGCTCATCATCACGCATAACACCATGTATTCTAAATAATCTTCCTTTTAC